GCTTACTGGGCTAACAAATCTAAATGGTAAACAACTACAAGGAAGCAATAACTACATGGACATAATACTTGTTACATCATTCCTGCTAACTCTCTTTATCTTTGAGCCGGGGAACGAGAAGATAAACGCTTACTGTAAGGCTTCACTAGCAGGAGAAACTGAAGAAAGTTTTACAAGCCGTAAGGACTGTTGGGATTTTTATGACGACTATCGAGAAGACATCCCCGGTGAGTGAGGAAACAACGCAGCAGAGCCACAAGATAAAGTTTGAACGAAAGACTTTAAAGGATCAAGAAGCTGCTATTTCTAAACAGACACTAGAGATTCTTGATTTTATAGCAGGAAAGAAACCGACTAAGCCGGATGGTTCAACGCGCTGATTTCGTTCTCTAAGAACCTATGAAGCTCTTGTATCTTAGGTCTAAGAAGACGTTGAATCTGCCTCATTAAACGTAAGTCATCTCCTGAGAAAGCTTTAGGTAAGTCTTTCTCCGGGACTCCAGACATCTCCGTAAGAAGACAGCCCTTCCTGTCTATGAGTATCCTGAAGCCTATAAGATTAGCATCTGTAATTTTAGCCATTAGTTAATTCCTTTTCTATCTAAGTATATTCCTGTGCGACAGAAAGCTATCTTCTATCGCACAGGATGTTACATGCTTAAACTATTTCGCAAGCCCCTCCAACACACGCAAGCTCTTGTGAGCCTGTGGTGTTATCCTCTTGTTCGTAGTCAACAAGATCAGACCAGTTTATATTCTTAGGCATCTCGCTCAACAACTCTTTATATCTACTAGCGTCTATAGTTTCATACGGCGCTTGCTGATATATATGATCGCTGAAAGGAAGAAGACTAATCCCACTGCACAAGTCGAAGTTATCCCAGATCCACTGAGCCACTTGTAGAAACTCATCGTCAGTATAGTAGACCGTGATGCTTGGTTTATGTTCGCACCAGTGGTTCTGATAAGTCTTCCAAAGCTCTAGTTGCTGCATTGCCCCGACTGCTGAGACAGTAATAGCGTTCTTAGGAGCCTTCACCGGGAAACCAAACACAAGAGAAGCTTCACTCATTACGTCTTGTTCTACTGGGAATCCTTTGTCTGCCATAAAGATCGCAAGCGGATCTTTTTTATCCGAACGTACTCTTCGAATGTAATGCTCAGAAAAGCGAGGATGGATGCCAGAAGCAGAATCAACAAGCTGAGATACAGTACCACTTGGTTTAACGCATGTGATAGCAGCAGACTGATTAATTCCAAGCTTAAAAGCCCACGTTTTATTTGTTTTGATTGCCACATTTTTTATACTCTCCAACCATTTCTCTAATTCTTTAGGCTGAGAACCACTAAGAACTTTGTGATCCATGATGCCCGTCATGCTAACACCAAGGAGAGCTTCCTCTTCAGTGTTACGTTTCCAGATGTTCCGAAGATATCTAAAGTCTGTAAGCGTTGCTTGCAGTGTCCCGATAATAGCTGCTACCTCTGCCTTCTGGTTTAAAGAAACAAGAGTGTCATCAAAGCGCACAACAATCTCTGATAGATTACAGAACTGGTTGGATCGCAAGATGATCTCAGAACAGGGGTTAGTACCAAACTCATGGTTAGGGTCGCGCCTCCCGTTCTTAGCTGCAATATTTTTAGCAGCTACTCGACTAAAGATACCACGCTCACCAGCCTTAGACTCATACATGGTATTCATCTCAGCTAAGAAAGATTCAAAGTCAGGCTTCTCAGTGTACGCTACGCTGTTGTTAGCTAACCTGCGCTGCCCCTCTGTGTCCTACCAGTTGCCGTTCTTAGCTTTAGCCATGCGTTGATCAGAGAGATTAGAAAGACTAATCAACGCTGAACGTCTTACGCCTCCTACTACTACGATGTCAGCAATCTTACAGCAGATGTCATGGCACTCTAAGGAAGTTAACTTACGACCAGCAGACTTCTGGAAGATACCGACACAAAAGTTAAACAAATCTACAAGAGGTTCTGGGCCTGAAGCTCTGCCGCCAAAGACTTTAAGACGCGCACCGGCTAACCTAACTTTACTCATGTCCCAGTTAGGAACCTTACCGGCATACAGCATAGCGATAAGCTCTCTAAACGCAGAGGCCCAGCCTATCTTACTGTCGCTAACCACGATGGTGCTGTCTGTAGGATGGAAAGTTTCAGCGACCACAGGCAGCTTGTTAATGAAGTCTCGCTCTACGCTAAAGCCTACCCCTGTACCGCACATCAACACGTACATTAGCTCATCGAAGCTGCGTGGTGAGTCGATGTGTAGGTAACTACAATTGAATCCAGCTACGTTATCTTTGTCTAACGCCTCTCCTGCTGTCATCATGCAGCGCATAGAGGGCATAACGTCTAGGTTATGTATGTGTTTGTACAAGAGATCGGCTGTCTTACTATCTATTTGTTTCCGGTTGATCCAGAAATCTACATACCTTTGTACTGTTTCTTCCCACGTTTCTCGTCTTCCTTCTGCTGGAAGCCAACGAGCGTAGCGGCTCTTGTGTATAAACTGTTGGTACTGATCCATTAGTTGTGTTCCTTTTCAAGTTGTTTCTCTAAGTTTGCCATAGCTCTCCATGCGACCTGCTCCCAATCTTTATCAATTACATGTCGCATCATTGCGTCTAGCTCGTCGCCCGACAAGGCGCGGTTCCAGTGTAAAGTTTCTTCTGTCTGACCGTGTTGAATGCCGCCCTTTAAACTAACCTTAGACACGGCGGCAATAGCTCTAGGGAAATAGTTTATAAACCCCGTGTAGATAGGTATAGCTTTACGCTCTATTGAATCGCTTGGTAGTATGTTAGTTTCTTTAGCCTTCTGTCCTGCATACAGCATACCCGGAAGGGGTATCTGGCTGTTCCATTCTGTTGGTGTTATATCATTTATCTTCTTGTTCATCCTTAGCTCCACGCTTATAGGCTTTACGTTTAGTTAGTTTAAATTTAGGTGCGGCTTTAAATTTTTTAGATTTCTTTTTCCTTTCAAAGCGATCACGCCTTTCATCTTTATGATTAAAGTCAGTCAAAGGTTTCTCTCTTTTTAGCGTTAATCCAAGAGTCGGGGATGCTGTCTTCACTGTACCATCTAAAGTTGTTAGCACTAGCCCACTCACCGTGGCTTCTTTTAGTACCATCTTTCCTGCGTTTTGCTTGAGGCATAGGGGCGCTAGGGTTTGCGAAAAGAAACACTAGCTCTGTGTCAGACGGAAGAACCTTAGCTACCCAGATGTATTTACTAAACTCAGCGTAGTCCCAGAAGCGTCCCTTAGCTTCAAGCAATATCTTCTTGCCTTCTATCTCTTTAATGAAGTCCGGCTCATACTTATGCTCGACAATGTAAGGAACTTTGTCTGTATGAAAAGACCAGTTGTCTAGGATACCAGTGTGTAGCTCATACTCCCAGTTAGAATCGTAACCTTTAATAGGGTTCTTTTCTTTAGGGCGCACAACCCTGCTCTTCCTGTAGCCTCTCTTAACTTGTTTCAATGTACTAGCACCTGTCTACGTTCAAGCTCTGCGTCTACCAAGAGTCTAAGGTCTTCTAAGAATCCTGTCTCGATATCACACACAGTACTATCAGAGTTGTGTAAGTAGCTACCAACAGCAATTATCATGTTCTCTATACTCACTCCTGAGATCGGTTCGCTTGCCATTTAATCAACTCCAGGTTTATGCTTTCTATTTGTAAGTCAGGATCAATTTTTAAGATCTGTTTGATCTGGTTGCTCATCCACTTAGGATGGTAAGCACTCAGCTTTATTGTCTTGTTGACCATGATGTGTGTCTGTTCAGGCATGTAGTCAAGGTAGTTAGCTAGAGTTATCTTAGCTGCTTCCTTTCTTTCTAGCAGAGAGTGTAGCCACATAACTAACAGGCTTTTAGCATGACTTCTAATTCGTTTAGCTTTAACTGCTCTCATAAATACTCCTCGACTTTAGGAGCCACGACAACTTCCGTAAGGTAAGTCATGCCGTTAGCATACTTGAAAGACCTTAGACCTTGGCCGTCATTAGAATCTTTGTAGCAGTCGTGCTTGTAGCTGCACCAAGTACAACCTTTAGCAAGTTTCATGTTACCTTTTTTCCCATCAGGCACTTGAGGGTAGCAGAAGTCCGGCTTAGTTTCAAGGTCTAGGGCCACTAGAAGATTAGTTATCTTGCTCTTGATGTTAGGTTTATCTAAGTCATCAGGCACATACATGCACAGCTCACCGCTCTCTTTATTAAGAACTAGGAAGCCTCCGTTCTCTGTGCCTTCAGCGGATTCGTAGGCTGCAAGCTGTCCTAAGTATCCAAACGGATCATCTTCAGCTAAGCGACCGTCCCTAAACTTATTGAACGCGAAGCGCGAAGCAGTCTTAACATCTACTACCTCGCCATCTATCTTACAATCCATGTGTCCGGTGATGCCCTCGACTACTACTTCTTTCTGCTCGTCGCTGACCGTATGCTCTGTCATACGAACCAGCATAAGAACTATCTCTTCAAGGAGATGACCGTAAAGGAATTTAATTTGAGTGGCTCCATCCACTGCACCTCTGCCAATGTCATCTCTCTTCTCATACCATAGCTGACGGTCAGGCTTACCTACGTTAGACATGCGAACCGTGAAGTTGTTGTTTCTTTTTTCCGGCCTAGCCCAAGCAAGCAAGCAAGCTTTGACTGCTGCTACAGTCTCATCTATCTCTTCGTCGGAGATAGGTAGGGGCGTACCGTTTGAAAGAAGCTCTAGGTGTTTATAAATGTCAGGTACTAATGTCGATAGACTCATGCCGTTCACCTTTGATAGATTGTATGTGTTTTTTTAAATGATCTGCTGGAGACTTGAACCACTCACCTTTTCTTACAACATGAGAAGCTATT